TACTGACGGGGCAGTTCAGACCCACTTCTATCACGAGTGAGCCGGGACAGGTTCAAACCTTTGATGCGGTGCCCTACGTCAATGTTCCCGATGTAGAACCGGACCCCGATGAAGAAGAGATCAAGAGGCTCAATAAGGCCATTGCTCAGATCCGCTCAGAGCGCAGCCGAATGCGCAAGTCGGCTAAAGATGCCCGTGGGAACATGGACGATGCGCAGAAACAGAAATATTCTGAGCTTTACGCCCTCATGAATAGAATGAAGGCGCGCGTCAAAGAGATCGAAGAGCGCCGCAGCGCAATCGAGACGCGCACTCACGACGAATAAGTCTAGTTACCTTCGATCCGGCGTCTCCTTCTCCACCACAGCAAAGCCCCTGTCTGCCAACGACCGCTCAACAGCCACCCCGTTGAACATGGCATCTGTGCTCGGCACGGTCGCATAGTAGCGCCAGCCCACTCGAGCATCTGACCTCCCAGCCCCGCTCCATCGAGCGCACGAGGCAGATCAGACCGTAACCCACCAACCCGCTTCGGCGGGTTTTTCTTTGCCCAAACACACAGGTGACCAATGAACGCAGCGTTCTTCAACGCGGTGCGATCGTCGCTGTACGGCGGCGCGATATCGCAACATGAGTTCAAAATGCTGCAGGCCATCGATCAGGCTTGGGAGCAATACGGCGACGATGACCCACGAAAGCTCGCTTACATCCTTGGCACTGCTCACCATGAGACCGGCAAGTTCCGTTGGCTGCGTGAAATCTGGGGACCAACCTCGGCGCAGAACCGTTACGAGGGCAGGGCGGACCTTGGCAACAACGTTGCCGGCGACGGCAAGAAGTTCATGGGTCGCGGCTTTGTCCACATCACCGGACGCCGCAACTACACAGACTGGTCGCGCAGACTCGGACTTGATCTGATCAAGGAGCCGCAACTGGCTGAGCAGCCCGCGGTAGCGGCGCGCATCATTGTGGAAGGCATGATGCTCGGCACTTTCACCGGAAAGAAGCTGGGCGACTATTTCAGCGACAACGCCGACTGGAAGGGCGCCAGGGCGATCGTCAACGGCACCGATAAAGCCGACCAGATCGCGAGCTACTCGCTGAAATACTACGCAGGCCTCACTGCTGATCCTATGGCTGCGCCCAAGCCGAAGCCAGTTGTTCCGATCCAACCTACCACCACACCGACCGCAGCCGAGCGCCACAAGTGGCCCGCTTGGTTATGGATCGCGTTCTTCATCCCCATCGCCCTGGCACTTGCCGGGGCTTTTTTCTGGAAAGGCTTCTGACCATGGGTAGAACCCTTGTTGAAGCATTGACTGCCGGTATTTTTCGAACCGCGCTCGATACTCTGACCAAGCCATCTGTGCCGGTCGCCAACAGCGCAGCCCCGCAGGTGGCGCGCGAAGTTACCGACGCAGTTAAACCGCTCATCGAGAACGCTACTAACTCAGAGCCGTGGTATCGCAGCCGTGTCTATATCGGCCTGATCGCCGCAGGCCTCGGTGCCATTGCCCAGCACTTTGGGGTGCAGATCAGCGGTGCCGACGTGCAATTGGTGACGGACAGCATCCCGGAACTGATGCAACTGGGTGGTTCCATCTTTGAGGTGCTGGGTCTGCTCTATGCGACCTATGGGCGAGTTGTTGGCGCCAGCAAGCCTGCACTCGGTAAGTAACCCATGAAAGCCATAATTGAGGAGAGCGCTGTCCATCTGCGACAGCGCTTTCGCCTTCGCGTACTTGAATGGCAGAACGCCACAATCTCCATCGTGTTTGGTCTAACCATCCTGCTTAACCCAGGGCTGTTCAACGCCGCTTCCTTTAGCGGTTTTGTCGGCGGTCCGTGGGTGTGGGGGTCAGGAATATGTTTCCTTGGGTGCGTGAACGTAGCCGCCCTTGTCATCAACGGCACCGTTCCCAAGCCCACTGCTGCGCTGCGCACGATTTCCGCGCTGCTGCAGGTATTCCTCTTCCTTATGCTTTCCATTGGCTTCTATGCATCTGGCACCGGATCCACCGGCATCGGGTCTTATGGCGTCATGGCCTTCTATGGATTCTTTGCGGCCGCTTGGGCGCTATTGGACGCGGTGGCACCGGAATATGGACAGTGAACAGGTTAACGCGCTTTACCAAATCGGAGGCGCAGCCGGAGCGATCGCCGTTGGCGCCTGGTTCGGCATTCAGTGGGTGATGCGTACCGTTCAGGCGATGAAGATGAGTCCTTCGGTAAAGACCGAAAAGACTACCATCATCACCAGCGACACAGTGGCGATGGATCGTTTGGCCGGCACGATCGAGGCCAACAGCACCATCTTGACCGAGAACAACGTGTTGCGTCGCGAAGAACACGCTGACCGCAGCGCGCAACGCAAGGCCATCGAAGAAAATACCGAGGCCATCGAACGCATCATGACCGTTATTCAGGACGTGCGCCCTGAGATCCGCGAACTCACTCGCGAGATCGTCCGCTCTGGTCGCTAACCCGGAGTCGCCGCTCCGCAAGCCCTTATTTTCCTCTCTAGTGCAGAAATAATAAGCGAACTCTCTTACAGAGGGGCGCATAGTGAATGCAGTTAAGCGTTCTTATGGCTCGGGAGAGATAGCGATGAACACGAATTTCGGTCTGCATTCCTGACCCATTTTGCCCCGTGCCCTTGAGTGGGTGCGGGGCATTTTTCGTTTGCACAGAGGAGAGATGAGGGATGGCTAGCGCGAGGATTGACGCGGCTGCGGTTTACCGGGCCGCGGAGGCTAAATGGGCCGAAGCTGAAACCGAAAGGGCTGCCGCAAAAGACGCGTGGTTTACCCAGCGGCTGAGAGAGCCCGTACAGCGATGGGCACTCTGGTGGAAGCGCGACCACTATAGGACTCAAGCGGAGCTTGAGGCTGAATATGTGCACACCAGTGAAATTCAATGGGTTTCCGAAGAATACGAAAATGAATCCAAGTTCTGGCGGACACAAGGCAAGGCTGAGCGTCTCCGCGACATCGCAAAAGCAGCACTTACCAGGGGCACCCTTCATGGCGGCATCGGGTATGGCAGCGGCGATGGCTACGTCACTCTGGATGCTGACGAAGTTCGCTTCCTTGGTCTGGAGGGCAAGTGATGAACTTCATCACCGATCTAACAGGCCACAACGGCGGCCCACCTATCATCGACCCGACCGACGCCTTCCGCAAGATTGATGACCTCTACGCAGAGGCCAAGAACTTCGCGGATGGAGAGCCGATCAACTCGCCAGAAATGGCTGAGGCCCTCACCACTCTCTACGACGGCCTCCACCAGGCGGGCAAGGAAGCCGAGGCCCTGCGTGTCGCTGAGAAGAAGCCTCTGGACGATGCGATCGACGCGATTCAGCGCGTCTACAACCCCTATGTGCAGCCCAAGCGCGGCAAGGTCGCATTGGGCAAGGAAGCGCTCGGAGTGCTCCTAACAGCATGGCGTGTGGAGCAAGCCCGCCTAGCAGAAGAAGCTGCCCGCAAAGCTCGTGAGGAAGCCGCATCGCTAGCGGCTGCAGCCGAAGCCAAGATGCGCGCCAGCAGTGGCAATCTGGCTGAGCGTGAAGAGGCCGAGGAAGTCCTCGCTACCGCCAAAGAGGCGGAGAAGTTCGCGCGTCGCACCGAGCGTGCCGCAACAACAGGAACGGGCCTGCGCCGCACATGGGTAGCTCGCCTGGTGGATGGCGAGGCGGCTCTTGAGTGGGCCTACGGGCGCGATCCCGATCGGTTCACGGCATTGGTCCAGCAAATGGCGGACGAGGCTGTACGGGGCGGTGCGCGTGCCGTGCCGGGGTTTGTGGTTGAAGAGGAGAGGAAGGCGGCATGACGAAACCAAATTGGTGCCCGCAGGATGTGTGGGACATGTCCCTCAAGGTTATGGATTCGTATCTCTATGGGTCGCAGTCGGCGCAGGAGTTTATCGCCCGAGCCATCCTCGCAGAGCGTGAGCGTTGCGCGGTGGTGGCGGATCGCACTCGGGTTGCGGGGTGCAGCACTCCTCGACAAGCAGCCCGTACCATTGCCGCAGCAATCCGAGCCACCCCATGACCTACACCCCCGAACAAATCGCAGAAGCCTACCTCGCCAACGAGCGCAACCAGTCCCGAACCGCGACCGCCGTGGGCTGCTCGAGAGAGACTGTGCAGCGCTTGCTGCGGCAGGCCAGTGAGCGTGGGTTGTTGGGCACGGCGCCGGTGATGGAAGGCTTCCGGATCAGCTCAACCACGACTACGCCCAATGGCGGCACTTTCGTGCAGCAAAAGCCGGAGCGCGGTGAGCAATGGGCCGTGCCTGATGGTCACCAGATTAAAGGCGTGTCGGCGCTTGTCGATGCCGATGGGCGGATCATCCAGCAGTGGCAGAAAACCGATAGGGCGGCCACTGACCAGCTTGCTGCCATGCGGGCGGCAGTGGATGCCTTTAAGGAGGAACTGCCACGTGTGGAGGCTGTGTTGCCACCACGGCATACCGAGGCGGCGCTGCTCAACCAGTACACCATTACCGATCACCACCTTGGCGCGCTTGCCTGGAATGAGGAGACTTTGGGCGGCGATTACGACCTACGCATTGGGGAGAAGCTAATCCTCAATTGGTTTGCCGCAGCCATTAAGCAGGCACCAGATGCAAGGCGCGCCGTGTTCGCACAACTCGGGGATTTTTTACACTACGACTCGTTCAAGGCGGTAACTCCAGAGCACGGCCACCTGCTCGACGCGGAAGGTCGCTATCCAATGATGGTACGCGCGGCCATCCGCATTGTGCGGCGCGTGATTCGCATGCTGCTTGAAAAGCATGAGCAGGTCGAAGTGATTATGTGTGACGCGAACCACGACCCCGCCAGCGAGGTGTGGCTGCGTGAGTTGCTTGCGGCCTTCTATGAGGACGAGCCTCGCGTTCAGGTTGACACCAACCCCGGCACCTATTCGGTCATTGAGCACGGCAACGTGTCGCTGTTCTACCACCACGGCCACCGCAAGGGCATGAAGGACGTAGACTCAATCATGGTTGGCAAGTACCGCGCCATCTATGGGCGCACCAAGTTGAGCTACGCTCACACGGGCCACAAGCATTCGGACGAACTCAAGACAACCAACCTGATGAAAGTCGAACAGCACGAGACGCTGGCTGCGCCGGATTCGTACGGCTCGAATTGGCTTTCGGGCCGCAGCGCGAAGGTCATCACCTATCACGACCAATACGGAGAAGATGGTCGCGTAATCTTGTCGGCGGCTCGTGTCATGGGGACATTGCCGCCCCCCACAGCAGCCAATGACAATCAGCCGGGGAGGGTGGCGGCGTGAGTGACGGAAAGCTTGTGAAACTGACGGATGACCTAATTGTAAACCCTGCGCACGTTGCTTCTGTGACTTGGGATCGGGGTCATAGCTACTCTGCTCTCGTAATCACGCTGTCAGACGGAACGCGCCATTCCATTCGACATACGCATCAGGCTGGGTGGGGCGGAAACGACTGCTACGCCATCGAAAGGAAACTTCTAGATGCGTAGAATCCCCATCACGGCCGCCAAGGCAATTGCCAAGGAATATGGTTACGACCAAGTCATCATCTATGCGCGAGTTTGCCACGACAGTCCGCTGCCGCACGGCGAGCACATGACGACGTATGGTCGCAATAAAGAGCATTGCGGCGCTGCGGCCACGATTGGCAACGCGCTGAAGCGCCTCATGCAGTGGGACGTCTAGCCCTTAACACCCTTTCTCACACCCAAGAATAAGCGCTTTCGCTTAATTTTCATCCAACAAGGAGGCCGCTTAATTGCCAGGCCCTGAGAACTCGTCTGCCCCGTCAACCCGCGCCCAGATCACCGAGCGCCGCACATACCTGCGTCCGCTCAACGATGCAGGCACCGAATTTGAGACTTTCGAGCAGTCCGTGGACCGCATGATCGGCCATCAACGCTGGCTGTGGGAGCGTGCCAAGGCCGGTATGCGCCGCGACGAATACGGCGACTGGATGCTTGCGCCCCTCAACGTCGATCAGGAGGCGGAACTCGAGGAACTGCGCGGCCTGTTGCTGGACCGCAAGGTGAACCTATCCGGACGCACTCGTTGGTTGGGTGGCACCGAGGTGTCGAAGACTCGGGAATCCAGTCAGTTCAATCCGCTTCCTCGGTCTGAGCGCTTCATCACCAATGAAGGCGTAAAGTCGTTCGAGGATTTTGAGGACGGCGACCAAGTTACCGTTCTGTCGCATACCGGTGCATGGAGGCCAGCAAAGGTCGCGAAGGCAGGCGTGCGCGAGATGTTGCGCATCAAGCTCTCGCGTGGTCGCAGCACCTACACGGTCGATTCCTGCGTAGATCACACTTGGATACTGAAAGAAGGTGGTCGTCTCACTGCCGACCTTCTTGCGCCAGGGGATCAGTTGATCACCGCACCCGTTGGTGACTTCTATGATTGGGACTTCGCGGAGGCACCAGCAGACGAACAGTTATGGTGGTGCTATGGCTTTGTGTATGGCGACGGTGCCATTGCGAAGAGTGGTGGATCCACCACAAGTCGAGTTCGTCTTTGCGGAGACAAGGCTAAGTACCTTCCTCGGTTTGAATCCTGCGGCTTCGGGTTTTCCTTTCCACCTTCGTGTCACAGCGACCCGTTCGTGTACACTGGAGGATACCTGAAGACCCTCCCCGATGATGGGGCAGAACTTCGCCTGATCCGTGCATTCCTCCAGGGTTATTTCGCTGCCGACGCGCATAAGGTGTACCGACGCGGTGAAACCAAGTTCAACGCCATCTCCTGCTCAGATCCAGAAGCGGCGGATTTTGTTGAGCGCTATGCCCCCGTCTTTGGGCTGTATGTGCTTCGCAGTGAAGACACGTCTGTTGAGACCAATTATGGTTTGAGGGAAGCTCGTCAGATTAGCCTGACCACAGCATCGAAAGCGCTGCTGTGGAAGGTTGAATCTGTCGAGAGGTGCGAGCCAGAAGAGTGCTGGTGCCTGACCGTTGAGGAAGACCATTCGTTCGTCCTCCCCAACGGTATCGTATCCGGCAACTGCTCTTTCCTTGAGGTGCGCACCGTCCATGACGTGGTCGATGTTCTGTGGCTGTTGCTACAGGGTTGCGGTGTCGGCTTCCGCCCGATCGTCGGCAACCTCAATGGCTTCGGGCATGCCATTCCTGAGATTGAGGTTATCCGCTCAACCCGCACAGGGAAGGGTGGCCGAGCCAAGAACCGGGAGAAGTTCGACCCCGAAACCGGCACCTGGACCATTGAGATTGGCGACAGCGCCGAGGCTTGGGCCAAGTCCGTTGGCAAGCTGGTGGCCGGCAAGTTCAAGGCCAAGAAGCTGGTTCTGGACCTGCGCCAGATTAGGCCTGCCGGCGAACGCCTGAAGGGCTATGGCTGGATCAGCTCGGGCGATGAACAGATCGCCAAGGCATACCCCGCGATTGCGGCTATCCTGAACGAGCGCGCCGGGCAATTGCTCACGCGCATGGACATCCTCGACATCGTCAACTGGCTCGGCACTGTGCTGTCCAGCCGCCGCTCTGCCGAGATTGCTCTGTTTGCCGTTGGTGAGCCGGAGTGGGAAGAGTTTGCCGTTGCCAAGCGGGATTATTGGCTGCACGGCAACGATCACCGCACCCAATCGAACAACTCGCTGCTGTTCACCACGACTCCCGAGCGCTCGGAACTGGAGCACATCTTCGGCCTGATGGTTGCGGCCGGCGGTTCTGAGCCCGGCTTTATGAACCTGCAGGAAGCGCTGCGCCGCGGTCCTTGGACCAAAGGGACCAATCCATGTGGCGAGATCCTGCTCGGCGACCACAACTTCTGCAACCTTGTTGAGACGGTTCTCAGCCGCTTCAATGGCGACTACCAAGGCCTGCTGCGTGCCCACTATCTGATTGCTCGCGCCAACTATCGGCAGACATGTGTCTGGCTCGACGATGGCATCCTGCAGCGATCCTGGCACGAACTGAACGAGTTCCTGCGGCTGTGTGGCGTTGGCGTGACGGGTGTGGTCGCATGGGCCGGTGCTGAGGATGCCAAGTCATGGGAAGGCCTGCGCAAGGCCGCACATGATGGCGCCAACAGCATGGCCGACGAGCTCGGTATGCCGCGCTCCAAGGCGATCACCACCATCAAGCCGTCAGGCACGCAGTCCAAGGCGTCCGGCATTGTTGGGTTCGAGGTTCCGGAGGGCGTTCACAAGCCACTGGGCCGGTACATTTTCAACAACATCAACATGAGCAAGCACGACCCATTGGTCGGTATTCTGGAGCGGGCAGGGTACTTCACCTTCCCCAACCCGGGTGACTCCACCGGCGTGCTGGTTCGGGTGCCGGTCGAGTACGGGAACATCCCGTTTGATCGGGTTGAGCGCGACGGGGCGGTTCTGGAGGTGAACCTTGAGTCCGCCGTCAGCCAGCTTGAGCGCTACAAGCTGGTGATGCAGCACTACGTGGACCACAACTGCTCCATCACCGTGTCTTACGACCCGAGTGAAGTGCCGGCCATTATCGACTGGCTGCAGGAGAACTGGGACACGACGATCGGCGTCTCTTTCCTGTTCCGCAATGACCCGACCAAGACGGCTGCCGACCTTGGGTACCAATATCTCCCGCAAGAAGTTGTCACGGCAGAAGTCTACCACGCCTATGCCGACACCTTGCGACCGATCGATTGGTCGGGCTCGGCAGGGGAGTTCGATGTGGACAGTGGCCCCGACTGCGCCACCGGCGCCTGCCCGGTGATTTGACATGGCTGATTTCCACATCATCAGCCAACCCAATTGCGTCTGGTGTGACAGGGCGAAAGCCCTGCTCACCGAGCGCGGGTTTTCCTACACCGAAGACGTCCTGGACACGCATGAAAAGAAGGCAGTGTTCAAGGCGCGCGGCTTCACCACCGTTCCACAAATCTCCCAAGGCACCCGCCACATCGGCGGCTACACCGAACTGGCAAAGGAACTGAGCTGATGACCACCCTCCGCGTTAAACGCCTCCACCCCGACGCCAAACTGCCCACCTATGGCACGGACGGCGCCGCGTGTTTCGATGTTAGCACCATCACCGGCGGCGACATTTATCAGGCGGAAACCTTCGGCACCGGCCTCGCCTTTGAGGTGCCGGAGGATCACGTCATGCTGGTGTTCTCGCGCAGCGGCCATGGCTTTTCTCGCGGGATCCGGCTGGCCAACTGCGTGGGTGTTATCGATAGCGATTACCGCGGCGAGCTCAAGGTTCGGCTCACGGCCGACGCGGGTCCGGTCTCGATTGAGGCTGGCGAGCGCATTGCCCAGGCCATGATCCTGCCGGTGCGGCAGGTGGCTTTCGAGGAAGTGGCGGAGTTGAGCGAGACAGCCCGGGGTGCGGGTGGTTTCGGTAGCACCGGACGATAGCGGCAACGCGGGCCGCGCGTGGTGTGCGGCCCTTTCATTGAGAGGAGAACAAGATGGCTAATGAAAGAGACGCAGACGGCGTGTTGCATTGCCCGCCGATCCATGAGTGGTTCGGACTCTCTTATTCCAACTACTTCGTTATGCCGCGCCTGGCGATTCAGGACTTACCCCACGATTGGCAACGCCGATTCATCGCGCTGATTGACGAGGCTTACGACGTACACGGCATGGAGACGCCAGCATACCATGTGCTGCGGCAGGGCTCCGACTATACCATTGAGGTGCGCGAAGACCCTGACGACGAAAAGAGCGATGTCTTGAGGTATCTGCCGGTGCGCGAGGATCCTTGGGCAAACTATCGTCGCGGGCGTGCCGCTGACTTGGTGAAAGAGGAGGACGCGTAGATGCTTGCCAACAACCCCCATGGACTGCCCGAGCGCCGCGAAGAGGTTCGCACCCCATCCCGCCCCAAACGCGACCCATACGAAGCCTGGCATCTGCCACCACTCACGGCAGCGAACGATAACCTGCCTAAGGTGGTGGCGCTTAGCGGCCTCGCCGGATCCGGCAAGTCAACGCTGGCCGACTACCTCATCGAGCGGCACGGCTATGTGCGGGTGAAGTTCGCCGGACCATTGAAAAAGATGATGCAGGCCATCGGGCTGAGCGACGAGCAGATCGAGGGGCCATTGAAAGAGGTGCCAGCCCCACTGCTGCAGGGCAAGACGCCCCGCTATGCCATGCAGACCGCTGGCACCGAGTGGGGCCGCGCCCTCATCGGCGAGGACTTCTGGACCGGGCTATGGACCTCAACTGCCAACGAGGTTCTAGCCCAAGGCAAGCGGGTGGTTTGCGACGATTGTCGGTTCGATAACGAGGCGGACGCCGTGCGGGACATCGGCGGCGTGGTGCTGCAGTTGGTGGGCAGGGGAGGCCTGCCGGGCATGCACTCTTCGGAGCAAGGCTGCGATGTTGACCTGGTGATCCACAATGCCAGCACGGTCGCGGACCTGCGCGAGAGGGCGGATCAGTTGCTGTTTGGTTTGAGGATGGTGGCGTGATGGCCAAGCGATCCTGACCGGCACGGTAAGCCACAGGGCTCGGTATGGACCCGGGTTGCTGTTGGCGCTAACTGACGAGGTGGAGGGCAAGAAGTATGCTGTCCTGAACTATCAGACGTGCGGTTTGGCCAAGGCGGGCTCATGGAAGTTCGGAGACAAATTCGACATCGAGGTTCAGTACCAAGTCGGGGTCGATGCCCTGCTGGTCACGGCGCTCTAACCGTCCATCAACTTCAACGCTCCTTCCGCAAGGTTGGGGCGTTTTCTTTTTGCGCTTTTCGGGTAGCTTGCGGGCATGAAGAATAACCGACCAAATCACAGCCTCTCTGCGATCCAAGCCGAGCGTCTACTTGAGCGCCTGACCACTGAAGGTCACGTGCTGTCTGTCAACAATGACGCCGTCTATGTGGAGGTGCCGGCCTCCTTG